AGAACATGCGTATATCCCTCATCTATAGCTTTGTATGCCAGCTTATCCCTTGCGACATACACCAGAGTTCCGCCCTGAATGGCCACATCGAAATCTATACCATCATCCTTGAGCCGGGATACGAGCTTAACTAAACAGGACGTGAACTCATAGTGCATATAGTCATTACTGGGTACCGCAATCAGTAGTTTCATTTCTTCCTTGATGTTGCCTTTTTGATGGCCGATGCCGCCTTGACGGTCTTCTTCGGTTCGGCTTCCACGGTATCACTTACAGATTCCACCGCTTCTACCTTATCCTTGACTGCCTCAGCAGATCCGACATCTATCAGAAAACCATACTCAGCCGGGGAAACCTCCACGATCTCCCCAGCCTTATGATTTATCCTTGCATCGCGTATGAGCCTGACCTTCATCATGCGCCCTTCTTCACGTTGCAGAAACGTCCGCAAGCCGTTACTGCGTGTGCAGCGTACTGTCTGCCTACGATCTTTACGAGATCCTTCTCTGCCAGTGAGAGCTCATCGTACTTGATTACTACGTTGTCGCCCTCGGGATAGTTGACCTGGACACCGGAAAGATCGCCCACGATCATGTATACTGCGTTTGCAGATGCGCTGTCGTATGCGGGCAGACTGTTGTTGAACAGTACCGGAAGTCCCTCGAAAGGATCTACTGCAAAGTTTCCAGCTGCCTGAGCTGCCTTGAAGTTTGCATATGTCAGCTTATTCATGATGACTACAGGGCTCTGAGCCTCATCCGACAGGTTTGCGAATGCGCTTGCCACGGTTGTGAGACCAGGTGCGCCGGTTATAGCTGCTGCGCTTGCCTTTGTGGAAGTAGCAGTGGTGGGTGCAGCCACGATATCAGCCACAACCAGATCTGTGAGCTTCTTTGTCACGATCTGATATGTGATCTCATCGTAGATGTATCTCAGAAGCCTCTCACCGCCCATAGCGACTGCCTCATCAGAAACAGTGATCCACTTCTTGATGTTTGCAGGTATCATCTCGACGATTCCGAGCGTGATCTCTTCCTCTGTAGGTGCGCTGGTTCCCTCAGTGTGAACATATGCGCCGTCTGCGGACTTCTCGAAAGCAACCTTCAGATTGCCCCTAACGAATGTCCTACGAACCCTTGAAAGGATCTCTGACTTATCCCATGCGGTCCTGATGATCTCATCGATGATGGAAGGAACGGGGATCTGTCCGCTTACGTTGCTGGTAAGGAGCGATCTGCACTCATCGGCATTGCCGTTTACCAGATACCTTGCGTATGCATCCACGTACTCCTTTGATGCAAGCACATCGTCGTTGCTTCTCTTCTCCACTGCGGGAGTTGCCACAACGTTACCTGCGCCCTGAGCGACCTTCAGCATGTCAGCCTTGCGTGCCTCTACCATGAGAGCTTCCCTTCTCTCATCGAGTGCCTTACGCTCCTCTACAAGCGCATCGAGCTGAGCCTGCTCTGTTGCTGCCTCGATCTCTGTCTTGATCTCTGCGTTTCTTGCCTCGATACCCTGTGCATCGAGATTCATGATTTCCTCGCGTGTCATTTTGTTTACCTCCTTAGTAACCTAAAAGTATCAGCGTTTTGCGTTTTTCCAGCTCGAATGCTGCAAGGCGCTCCGCCTTTATCTTCTCGATCACTCCGTCGGTCAGATTACGAACTGATATAGATGTGCCATCGTTGGCCGGTATTGATACGGCTGACACATCATAGACCTTTTCAACTCTGGTGATTGTGCGAGTTTCAAGGATTCTACCGTTTTCTTCATGGCTATCCCACTCTTCGCCGTTGACTTTAAAGCCGAACGACATTTTGTTGGTGTAGCCGCCTTTGATTTCCTCATAGAGCCCACGCCCTATTTCTGTACCACCGAGATCCGCAACGATTGCAAGTCCGATATCATCCGTAGATACCCCCAGCGTGCCGTTTGACATGCGTGCGAACACGCGGCCCTCATGGTTGTACTGGAATATCACGTCCGACATATCTGCTTCGCGGAATGCATCGGATGATATCTGTTCACGGATCTCCAGCGTGTCATCCGAGTACAGTGTGTACGGCTGATTGAATGTAGATGCGTATCCACGCACCAGCATCTTGTCTTCCACCTCATCCGGTGCCAGTGTGAAATCTCTGTATTCTCTCTCTTTAACTTTCAGTGGCATTTTCTCCACCTCCTAACTCATCTGTTGCTTTGTATTCACCACGTATCGGCGCGACCTGTCCGGCTCCATCTGGAAGCGGCGGGTAGTTGAATAGATCTCTGATCTCATCTATCAGAATCGCCCCACGATCTCCCAGCTCTTTGGCCATCTGAACTTTTGCCGTGACGCTCATGTACTGGAGCCTGTTTGCGTTTGCAAGGAAGTATGATCCCTGTGCACGTTCGCGCTCGCTGAATATTGCCATTGTCATTGCTTCGCTGAACTGAACTGCGAATGGCTCTATGGCTCCATTAAAAAAGGCATCCAGCTCATCGCCGTTTGCCTCGTTTCTCATGACCTTCTCGTTTACCCCGAAATACTTGAACACGTTGTCCTCTATCAGCTTCGCCTGTTCTGCATCCACCGTGTACGGCTTCGCGTTTACCTGCTGAATGTTGCTGTAGGTATTCGGGAATAATAGGATTCCGCCGCTCTCTGCCTCTTTTGTCAGATTTTCCTCGGAAAAGCGCTTCCGCTCGTTCGCCAGATCAGTGGTCTTCGTGAAGTTATTGACCTGTGCGATAAATCTGTATGACGCGGAATTCTTCACGGCTTCCTCTATACCCTGATTCTGAATGCTTATCAGTTTCATGACTTCATCCAGGGCATTATTCGGCGATCCGAAAAAGTCGTCACGGTACTGATGCTTCGTCAACACTGCGCACTTCCGGAGCTCCACAGCCGCAACTTCTCCGTGCGAGAACTTATACCGCAACCACGGCTCGTTTTTGTACTGCACGATCTCGCATGATGCGGGAAGCACGGGATAATACCCCGTAATCCTCATATCCGCATCAAATACCGGAACCACGAACGCGGTATTGTGGATATCCAGTATCGTGGACACTCTATACAGGAACTGGCTCCACGCCATCCACTGATTTGGTGCCAGCCTCAGCTTTGTTTGTAATGATGCCTGTGCGGTTCCTTGTATGGATGCCTTTAGCTTCGATATGTGCCTTGCACGTGCATCGATTGCCGCGCGGACAAGCTCGCTCTCGTATATCTCACCGTGCCAGTCATGAAAGACAGGTCTGTACACATTGAGCTCTTTGAAAAATCCGTCAGCCTGTGTCAGTGCTTGCTGGGATTCTTTCGCTTTCTCCGGGCGGAATATCTTTTCAAATAAACCCCGTCTCTCATTCATTTTTCAATCTGTCTCCAATTTCGTCATACCATTTTTGTCTTACACAAAAACTATCTGCCAATGCTGCCATCCCATCTATGTGCAGATTCGGCGATAGCTTTATCAGCTTCCCTCTGCCGCGCTCTGCATTCATTTTTATGGCACTGTTCAGGAAATGGACCTTCAGCAAGTCGTTATTCCCGCAGTGAACCTTGCCGTCTTTCATCAGCCCTTCCATTTCTTGAAGGACTCCCCAGAGATTATCACCCTGGTAAACGTCATCACATCTAAATCCGTATCGCTCAAGATCCTGAACTAAATACTGTGCACTATACCGGTCATATCCGACCTGAAGCGGCAGGATCTCGTAATCTTCCACCCACTTTGTCAGCCAGTCGAAACAATCGTGATAATCCACGAAATTGTCACCCGATAACGACATGATGCCCTGGTCGATATACTGCTGATATGGCAGCCCATCGCGGGCGGTGGCTTCGTCGATACGTTCCGCCGGAAGCCAAAAGTGAGCGAATACGTATAACTCTCCGTCCTTTTCCACCACAATGTTTGCCGATGTCAGGTCCGTGGTCTGTGACAGGTCAAGTCCGGCTACACAATAAGACGATCTAAACTGCTCCAGATCCAGCTCCGGGCCGAAACATTTACTGACCGTGCCGGTATCCAACCACGCAAGTGAGCTGTTCTGCTTGACGTTGCAATACTTCGTCATGAACTCGCTCTTTTTCGACAGCGAGCCTTCCGCCACTGCTATCTCTTCCAGCAGATAATCGATGGATACGCTGACACCGAGATTCGGATTGCTCTTCCGGAGCTCGTTGATGTCATCCCACTTATCCACATCATCTATGACATACAAAAAGGGCAGCAGCTTCTTTTCCTTGCTGTCGCCCTTCAGGAAGCGTGTGGATCGCTTGAATATCTCATCGTATATCGAATCATTGACATATCCAGCCGTGGTGCACGACAGCAGCATTCCTTCAGGTCGTGCTCCCATTCCGGATTTCATTACCTCGTATTGCTTCAGTCCGTTGTCACCTTCCCAGCTCGCTATCTCATCACAGATACACAGGCTCGGATTAAACCCATCGGATCTCTTCGCCGCGAACGGGATCTTTATCACCTGCGAGTTTGTACCGGTAATGTACAGATCGCTGATCCGGTGCTTCGGCAGCATACTATCATCATTGACCTTCTTATTGTGCTCATCCTTCTCGGAAAGAATCTCCTTCATTTCCTGATATTCAGGATCAAGCAGTGTCATCTGCCAGATGTTGTTGTATATAATATCCGCCTGGGCAAGTTTCGGCGCTATGTTGAAAACCTTTGCTCCGAATCCACCTTCTTTCATCCAGACGTACTTTGCGATCGCGGCGGCCAGCAGAGACTTTCCATTCTTCCTTGCCACGATCAATATCGCCTCTCTGAACTGTCGCAATCCATTCTCATCGACAATTCCGAACAGTGCCGCAATGAATGCCTTTTCCCAGAGCTCCAGCTTCAGCGGCTGCGGGGCGAGCGGGCCCTCGGTGTGGAAGGCGTGGGCTTCAATCCAGTTGATTGCGTTATTTGCCTTGCCATCATCATAGAAAAACGCTTTGTGTTCGAGTCCGTGCACCAAATATTCAAGCACAGCCACGATATATCGTCCGACCACTATACTTCCGTTCTTAACTTTTTGGTAGTACGAGTATATCGGATTATCTATGTTTTTCTTTGCCATTTATACCGCCGTCCGGGTTTATCTCTCGTTAAATCAAATAACTAGG